AGGTCTTACTACACTAGAAGGTGCTATGGGTACTATTCAAGTTATTAATGGTGCTCTAACTATACGAGCTCGTAAGCGAGGTGAAATTATTTCAACGTTTTTACGAAATGTGGATACGGGTAAGAATCCTGGTGCATATGTTGCAGAACCTAAGCGTGGGTTTAAGAAAAACGTAGTATCGTTTGATGCTAACTCACTATATCCTAACGTGATGATATCTCTTAATACATCACCAGAGACTAAGATCGGTAAGATTGAAAAAACTACTGATGATAAAGTTACTATCCAGCATGTATCCGGTAAACTGTTTGAATTGACGAAGCCTGATTTTGTAAAGTTCGTTAAAACGGAAGAGTGTGCACTGTCGAAGGCTGGCTTCCTCTTTAGTCAAAAGAAGAAAGGTATTATACCAGAGTTTCTAGAATATTACTACAATCAACGCGTTAAGATTAAGAAGAAGTTATTTAAATGTAAGCAAGATCTTAAGAAGGATCCTAGTAATATTGAACTTAAGTATGAAGTGGAGCGCCTTAACACATCGCAGATGGTTATTAAGATTCTTGTAAATAGTTGCTATGGATATATGGGTAACAAGAACGCACCTATTGGTGATGATGATATTGCTTCGTCAGTAACCCTAACTGGTCAAGCTGTTATTAAGGAATCTAATAAACTGCTTAAAAAGTATATTCGTGCAAATATTGATAAAGATATAAGTGATCATGAACTTGAAGAGTGTATCATCTATAATGATACAGACTCGTCTTACATTTCTATATCACCCTTAGTTGAAAATGGTATTAAGTTCTTTGAAGATGAGAAGAATGGAATCATTCATCAGGAGACGTATGACGAAATTCAACGCATAGAGGATAAGCTCAATGAGGATATTGGTATATGGGCACGTAAAGCTTTGCTAACTAAAGATCCTCGATTTATTTTCAAGCGGGAATGCATCGCTGATGTTGGTGTGTTTCTTCAAAAGAAGCGATATGTAATGCATATTCTCGATGATGAAGGAATAAGGGAAAATAAGTTTAAGTATACTGGTGTTGAGGTTGTTAGAACTACTATGCCTAATGCTATTAAGCCGTATGCTAAAAAAATTATTGAGACTATGCTTACTACACAGTCGTTGGCTAAGACTAATGAAGTACTAAACGAAACGTATGACGTTTTTAAGACACTATCACCTGAGGATATGGCGTTCGTTATGGGTGTGAAGAGTTATGAGAAGTACGCCGTTCAGTGTAATGAGTTTTCTACTACAAAAGGAATGCCTATACATGTCAAGTCTGCTTACTTTTATAACCTGATGTTAGAAAAGTTAAACACCGGTAATCGTTATGAGTCGATTAGCTCTGGTGATAAAGTCAGGTATATGTATGTCGAGCAACCTAATAAGTTCGGGTTAGAGAGTATTGGATTTAAGTATGAACATCCTTCCGAGTTTAAAGATATTTTTAAGCCTGACTACGATAAGATGTTTGAAAAAATTCTCTTTCAATCTATTCAGAGATTTTATGATAATGTAAAATGGACGATACGTAAACCTGCTGAAAATGTACAGGTGGAGTTATTTGATTTGTTTAGTAAATAACGTAAGATATGTCTGAAAGTTATTTAGATCGCCCACAGGATGATAACACTCCAAAAGCTCACCCTGCATTTAAGAGAGGTAAAATTGATGGTATTAGAACAGTATTAACTATTTTTAAAAATGTTATAAATAATACGGATGATGGTAAAGGTGAGATTGCATCACCTCAAATAGAGGCAATTCGAAAAGCTATTTTCACTTATAAAGATACACTAGAACACGCTTCTGATAAATCTACATACCTGTCTAAACAAGCAGCAGAATCTTTAGAAGAAGCAAAAAATATAGTTGATAAAATTAATTTATAACTTAATATAGGTATATGTCAGATATTAAATGTATTGTAGATACCATTGGTCGTACTGTCGTCGGTAAAATTACTGATGAGAATGATACCACAATCACCTTAAACAATCCTGTTATTATTCATGTCCAACCGGATCAACAAACAGGTCAACTCCAAGTTCAATCTTTTCCTTATCTTTTTATGGAATTTATCAAAGGAGATAAAAATAAAAACAACTGGGTATTCCATAAAGCCTCTATCGCTATCTCTGATGTTGAATTAGATGATAAGATTATTCAGCAGTATGAAAATATCAATTCGCCGGCCCCAGCAGCTCAAACAGAAGAGCCAGAGGTTATCAAACTTTTTGATGAATAAATGCTTTCTTAGCTCAGTTGGTAGAGCAGTTGATTTGTAATCACCAGGTCGTCGGTTCGAATCCGACAGAAAGCTCCATTTAATATGGGTAGATGGCCGAGTGGTTAAAGGCGGCAGACTGTAAATCTGCTCACGTAAGTGTACGTTGGTTCGAATCCAACTCTGCCCACCATATTAAAATCTTTATTCCGAAGTAGCTCAGCGGTAGAGCGGGTGGCTGTTAACCACTAGGTCGTAGGTTCGAACCCTACCTTCGGAGCCAAAAACTAATTTAAGACCTCTGGAAATATTTCTGGAGGTTTTTTTATTTTATATTATAATACATATATGGAAAAAGACGTTAAAAAAGCTCTCGATGATATCGATAGCGTTAATCCGTTTGCAACCTATCTATCTGATAGTACATTAAGCCGCGTCGGTGGCTGGATCGATACCGGTTCTTATGTTCTCAATGCAATTGTCTCAGGCTCGATTCATGGTGGTATACCAAAAGGTCGAGTTACTATGTTAGCTGGTGAATCAATGACTGGAAAATCACTGTTCGTAATGAAAATACTAGCAGCTGCTCAGAAAGAAGGACTAATTCCTGTTATATTCGATACTGAAAATGCTATTGATCCAGAAGGGGCCGAAAGACTCGGTCTAGATGTTAGTAACGTTAAGTACGTACCGTGTATTAGTATCGAACAAACACGTAATGCATTGTATAAGTTCCTTACCTCAGTCAAAGAGAAAGGACTTGAAGGTAAGTTTATTGTAGCTATCGATTCACTCGGTAATTTACAATCGGAATTATCTCTAGCACGTATGGGTAAGGATAGTACATCGACAGATATGGGTACAAATGCTCGTGCTATGAAGTCATTAATGCAGACCTGTACTAATTTAGGTGCAGTTACTCAGACTACTATTCTTTGTACTAATCACGTGTATGATAACCCGGCTGCGTTGTTTCCATCTATTGAAAAGAACATGCCAGGTGGTAAGTCGTGCGTATATCTCCCGTCAGTTACAATTCAGCTAGCACGTAAGCCAGTTAAGTCGGACGGTGGTAAGACTATGGATGGTGAAACTGCAGTAGCTCAGAAAAACTATGCAGGTATTATTATTAGAGCTCTTACGCGTAAGAATCGATTCATTAAACAGTACCTAGAAGGTGAAATGTATCTATCATTTGCATCTGGACTGGATAGATATTTCGGTATGCTCGATTTAGCCGTCGGTGTTGGTGCTGTTATTTGTACAGGTTCAACATATCAGCTACCAGACGGTAAGAAATTAGGGTATTATAAGAACTGGCGTAAGGATAAGGAACTTTGGGAAAATATTATTCTACCAGTAGTGGAAGATCGTATCGGTAAGGCGTGGTCTTACTCAAATGAAGAGGGAGAAGAAATACCTGATGAAGTTGAAGAAGAAAAACCAAAACCAAAGCCGTTATCAGACCTTATTTCGGATGAGGACTAGTACTAAAATTATAATTGCATTGTTGGTATTGAATACTATAATACATACTGCAGAGATTATTATAGATTTACAACAAGCAGGTTTTATAGAATGAGTAAAAGATTAGTATTATCAATAAGTGGTGGTATGGATAGTGTTGTGCTATTGCATATGGCTGCTGATAGGGGGTTTAAGACAATTAACCTTATATCCTATAACTATGGTCAACGACATGTACGTGAACTTGACTGTATACAGCATCAGATTGACGCGATCAAGAGTAAGTTTCCGGATATAGAGGTAGATCACTATACAGCTGATGTACGCTTTATTCAACATCTAGCACCTACATCATCACTTACTAATACCGATATCGATAACCCAGATATTAGTAAAATGGCCGGCGATGCTCAGCCAGTTAGTTATGTACCGTTTCGGAATCAATTGTTTAATACAATAGGGTGTGCATATGCAGAGT